ACATAGCGGTCGTTGCCCTCTGTATGGGCCTGCACGAGGCCAGAGTCATAGGCGACGTTCAGCGGGATCGAGGCGACGCGGTGCCAGTCCCCGGCCCATGCGCGGCTCGCCTCGTTGCGAACCGCCTGGTTCTGGTTGACGATGTTCGTGATCGGATAATCGACGCGGAAAACGTCTTTCTCCCCGTCGAAATAGTGCCAGACGGAGCGGCCGGTCATCATGTCGTGGTCAAAGAGCGTCCACTCTCCGTCTCTGATGATCATTCGGCATCTCCGGGAAGCGGATCGGCGCGCTCGGCCTTACCGGCGTCGATGAGCTTCTTGGCTTCCGAAACCGGAACTTCGATTACGGTCCCGGCTGGCGTGCGCTCGTCATCCTTGAACCACACGTCATAGAGCAGCTTGACGGGGGTCTTTTTGGCGTCTGCCATTGTCTCTGTCTCCTGAAATGGAAAGAGGCGAGCCGAAGCCCGCCCCTGTTGATGATGATCGAGCCCGATTAGCTCGCGGCGGTGAGGCCGAAGAGGTCGGCAGCGACGCCGAGGCCCTTTTCGTTCTTCACCTTCAGCGTGCCCTCGCCTATGATCACGCCCTTGTCGGCGTCACCGGTCTTGGCGACCTTCTTGTCTTCCTGGATTTTGTCGAGCCAGAGGAATTCGACCATGTCGGTGTCGAGGAAGAAGGCATTGCGCGCCTGCTGCGCACCCACCGCCTGAACGCGGTTCGGGTGGATCATCACCGTGCCGAACGGGCCTTCGTAATAGTCGGCCGTTGCGACGATGGTGTTGCGCTCACCGCCCTTGGAGACGGCATAGCGGAACGGGGCCACGTTGGCGTCCGACATAAACGTGACGAACACGCTCTTGACGTAGGGCGAAACCGAGACGTGCCGGAAGTTGGCGCCGCTCTGGTAGCCCGACTGCATCACGCTATCCAGGATGGTCTTCGTGAATGCGCGCTGCGTGCCATCGGTCGGGGCAACGGTCAGGCCGGTACCGGAGTCAAAACCGCCGTTGGCGCCACCGGCACCGCGGGAGACGTTGGTCTCGATCCAAGTGTTGAGCGAGCCGAATTCGCGGGTCGAGCCTGCCACGGAAGCGTTCGTGTCGACGATGGCGAACTCGACATCCTTGCGGATCTCGACACCCTTCTTCAGCTTCTGATACTTCCGCTTTTCGGCGTTGCCGGCGTTGCTCACCGTTTCCTGCGTGCGGGAGATGATCCACTCCTTGCGCATGATCTGGGTATAGTTGCCCATGCGATCAGGCGGGGTGATGGCGCCGAAGGTGTATTCGTCGCCTTCCGGCTTGATGTTCGCGGCCGGAGCGGCGAGTTCGTCCGTTTCCCACTCGGGATGGACGGAAACGCACTTGCCCTTTTCGATGAGCGAGTAGATCGGGGTGTCTTCCGGCGTGATGCGGGACACCACGTCGGAGAGTTCTTCACGGTTGCCGACCGCATTCGTGGTCTGGAAGGTATTGGCGAGAGCTGCCATGGTTCTGATCCTTTGAAGATGGGTTATTCAAAGTCGATCGACATCGCGTCCTTGATCGACCCGGTTTTCGACAACCTCTTCATCGCATCCTGATTCTTGCGCGCCTGCGGGTTAACCGGCCCGTTCGGCTTGGCCTTCGCCGTCGCCGGTGGGGCGTTCGCCACCTTCGTCATGGCCTTGCTCTTCGCCTGCTCTGCCTGGAGGCCGAGTTGGGCGTAGTGGATGACCTTGAAGTAACGGTGATCGGTGAAACCCTGCATCTCGTCCTGAGAAAACCCGAAGTCCTGGCCGGCCTTGAAGGCGTCGGTAAAGAACTTCTCTCGGGCTTCCTCCTTGGCGAGGTGCGGGAAGGCTTCAAGCAGCCTGGCGTTCTCGGCCGCAAGAGTTTCCTCTGTCGCGGCCTGCTTGAGTTCGCCCGCCACCTGCTTCGGCTCGGCGCTCATGTCGATGAGGCGCTGAACCTGTTCAAGAGCCCCGTCGTAAACGGCCTTCTGGCGCGTGTACTCGTTCGGGTTCTGCATCGCCAAAGTGCGCGATGGCTCCGTTGGTAGCTGCTGGATCAGGAATTCTGCGATGGCGTTCGCCGTAGAGGCGACGCGGGTGGTCATGGCCTCAAGAGATCCGCGCTTGTTGCCGAGCTCCTGAGTTTTCCGGCGGTAGTCACTCTCCCGCAAATAACCCTGCTTCAGCTCCTCGAGAGGAACCTGCTCACCGCCTTTCAGGGTAATGATGGTGTCCTGGGCTTCGTTGGTCTCCGCGCCCTCTTCTTCGGGTTCGGCAGACTCGTCGCTTTCGGCTGCGGGATCGTCGGTCTCTTGGCCATCTTCAGAGGCCTCATCCGTCGCATTCGTCGATTGCTGCTCTTCCTCTTCCGGCTCGTTGGTCTCGGAGGACTCGGCGAAGTCGAGGTTCACAGCGTCATCGAAGCTGAGTGCGGGGCGACCGCTATCACTCTCCCCCACGAAAGGGGAGTTGGTGGCTGCGTCTGTCATGTCTGGCTTTGCCTTTTAGGTTTGGCCGCGGCCCTATGCCGGGGCGCCCTTCCCATCGGCAGAGGATTGTCCCTCGGCGAGGAACTTGATCTTGCCTTTGAGATTCCGAATGGCCCGCACTTCGGCCGCAAAGGCGGCGCGGGCATCATGATCTGTGTTCTTGGCGTTGACGCAGCCGTTGACGGCGGCCGCTTCGAGCTCTTCCATGAGCAGGTGAAAGAGCGGCATGTCGAGCAGCACGCGGGCGGCTGCGGTCTTGTCTTCCTGCCGCATCAGCCCGGATCTCCGCCGATGTTCACGCTCGATACCGGATCACGCGTCAGCATCTGCATGGCGTTGGTCTGCCGCTTGAGCTGGATTTCCTGCTCGATCTGGTAGCGCTTGAGCGCCATTTCCTGCTGTATGCGCTGCGTTTCAAGCTGCGCCTCCTGCTGCATCTTCTCGCGCTGGAGCTGGGCGTCGAGCTGGGCCTTCTGCTGGTCGGCCTGCGCCTTGATCTTCACCTTCTCCATTTCAGGATCGGGCTTGTTCGCCTGCGCCTGCTCCAGCTGCTTGATCTGTTCGGGCGTCGGCTTGGTGAAGTAGAGGTCCGGAGTGCGAAGGCCGGCGGCTTCCACACCGCGCGAGACCGAGTTCCAGATGTTCTCCGCCGACACATACGGGTTGTTGACCGGCCCGTAAGCCGCAAGCAGCTTCTCCTGCTGCTGGCCAACCACCTGCATCATCATCATGTCGCGTTCACGCGTGCCGGCGCCGAGCCCGGTGTTCACGGTGACGTCCATGTCCGCATTCCACTGGCGAGGATCGAACGTCACCCACTGGTTTCTGAGCCTCACTGTGCGCGGTTTGTCCTGGTGCTTGATCACCAGCCGCAAAAGGCCTTGAAACACGCGCTTGAGGCCCTGCGCGAACGTGCGGACCATCAATTCGGTCTGGCCGACGCCTGCCGCCTCGATCATCGCCGAGGCCTTGGCGGTCATGTTCTGCAATGCATCCGGCGCCATGCCCGATGAAGCGTCGGAAATGCCGGTCCGGTCGGTTGCTTCCTGATCGAGATAGGAGAGCATGCCGAAAGACTGCTCAGCAACGAAAGGCACGGTGTTGTAGCCGATCGCCCCGCGGACATCAATGCCCTGATTTACCCGGATCGGCTGCCCGAACTTTGGATTGAGCACCGCTTCCGGATTGGAAATCGTGCCCTCTTGAACGATGGGCTGCTGATTGTTCTGCCAATAGAGGTTGTCCAGCGTCTGGCGCATCAGCACCGTCTTGACGCGCTGGATCTCCGCCATGTCGTCGGTGACCGAATTGCCTTCGCGCTGGTGCGGTCGGCGCTCGGTGATCAGATCGGCGAACGGGACTTCATCCCATTCCTCATCGTCGAGGAGATTGACCTCCGCCAGGCCGCCGGCAAAGACCATGCGGCGCAGTTCGGCAATACCGTCGTCATCCGCATCGATCTTCACATAGAGCTCGTAGTAATCGACCTCCTGCAAAGCCTTGACGATGGAGTCGTTCTCGTCGAAGGCATCGCGCCGGCGGGTGAATTCCTCTTCCTCCTCATCGATATCGGAGCCCGAGGCCGGGAAAGTGTCGACCTTCTCCCGGTCATAGCCCATCTCGACCAGATCGGAGCGGCGCAGGCGCGTCTTCATGCCCGTTATCGGGCTGTCGTTGATCGAGATAGCGTCCGGATGGATCAGGAACTCCTCGAGCGGGACCGCCGCGAGCTTCGTGCAGCCGTATTCGGACACGCGCCGGATCTTCACATTGTAGAGCTTGACCGGCTGCGGCCCTTGCGGTGTGTCGATCTGCTCCTCGTAGGCTTCCTGCTCCAGCACCTCGACATCATCGTCGGCGACGAGCTGAACCAGCGCCTGCTCCTCAAGGCCGGTATGCTTGGATACCTGAACCTTCCGCTTCTTGTCGTACCACCAGCGGATAATGCCATTGCGGAGCTTCAGCGCGTCGTGCGCTGCATCCTGTACGGCGTCATAACCATCGCTCTCGGGGAACACGACGAAGTTGACGTAATCCGTCGCTTGCTCGGCTGCGGCCTCGTCCCCTTCGTTGACCGGCTGGTATTCGACGACCTTGTCGTTGCCGAGAATGGTGCGAATGACGGACGGCAGCACCTTCTTGATGGCGGAGCGGACATCACGCGAGACCACCTTCGACCGGTTCGGATCGGCCGGCGTGTCCTTCATGATGCCGTCGTAGTATTCCATCGCCTTGATGCGGTCGACGGAGAGCTCGTCCCGGTAGTTCTCGCAATCCTTGACGAGCTGCGAGACCTGGGCAGCAACCTGCTGTTTTGACATCGCAGCCATTAAACAACCTTCCGATCAGTGAATTTCCACGCGGCCGCGTCAGCTTTGACTTTCGCGAAGCGCTTCATCATCAGCGCGTAACGAGACGCCGAAATCAGGTCATCGCGCTCTTTAACAACCTTGCCGTCTTTCCGATGATAGAGGCGGAATTCGTCGAACCACTCCGAGCACGTCGAGAAGACTTTCCAACGTCCGGTCTGCATCCGCTGCAGCATGTCAGAGAGCCCGGCTTCGACGCCGTTGGTGCCGTCGTCGAAGGTCGCCCTTTCGGGAAGAAGCGTCAGCCCCTGAGCGCGGTACTGGGCCGCCAGTTGCTCGCCGCTGCCCTTGTCGTGCTGCAGGCCGTCGTGAGGCCACGACCACGGCAACCAGGTACCCCACGGTTTGAGAGCAGCCGCGTGAATGATCGGGGTCGCTTCCCGCTCGCGGTATGCCTTAGTGACATAGAATACGTCTGCCTCGCGGTCCCAGGCACAGCCAACGGCACCGAACGGATGATCCCACCCGAAATCCAATCCGCCGATCTGCACCCAATGCTTCGGGATATCGAAGGCGTCGATCCGGATACTCTCTTCCGATACCGGGAAAATGCGCCCTGATCCGAGGGACGGAACGCCCTTCGTTCTCGCTTCCCGCTCATGCGCAGGGTAGCTGTCGATGATGCGCTTTCGTTCTTCCGCGCTGTAGTGCTCCGCGTCGTCAATCGTCATGGTGATGACGCTACGCTGCAACGCGCCGGGATCTTCACCCGGCATGATGAAGCGAGCAACAACCGTGCTCATGCCCTTGAGAGGCGTAAATGTGACCGCTATCAATCCGCGCGTTGCGTTGGTTCGCGTGATCCCCTCGAAGTAAACGTCCTCGGGTGGCTCTTCATCGAACCAGATATAATCAACCGTGTTTGCCTGCCACTTACCGCGACCCTGCTCGTATGCCTTGAGCAGGAGCGTTGACGACCCGCCCGAGACATGCCGAACCGTGACGCTATCCAATGCGCCAGATACGCCAGAGCGCCGAGTCGTGGCGACAATCACGGCCTTCGGTATATACCCAGTGCCCCACTCCTCTTCGCTCATCGGGGGCCCGACGAGAAGGCGTTGCACACCGTCGCGCGTCAGCTCGTAGGACTCAGAACCGGCGATCATCACAACGGGCTTGTCGAAGCGGTGGCCCGTCCACCATTCGGGATATTGCCCCGTCAGATGCATCGAGGCTTCTGCGGCTCCAGCCAGCGTCTTCCCGAGCTGGTTGCCCGCCATGAACAGGCGCTCACGGTAGGCCGCCCCCGACTCGTGGAACTCGATCTGCTTCGAATAGGGCTGGTACCCGCTCAGCAGGTTAGTGCGCCGTCTCCGGTCCAATTCCGTCAACAGAGCCGCTTGCTCCTTGAGCATCGAGGAAAGGCCGGATTGCGGAATCGAGTTGCCGGATGCGCTCGATAAGCTGGTCATCCGTTAAATCGTCCATGTTGTTGATGTTGACGTTCAGATCCTTGGGCAGGATCGAGGCTATAACCTTCAGGTACTGGTCTGGCTTATCGGCTCTGACGCGGGCGATAACCTCTGTGCCGTGCTCTTCGAAGTCCGCGTGCATCGCCTCGAGGAACGCTTCCCCGAGTTTGTTGCGCGCGCCTTTCGGCCGGCCGGGATTCCCCGGTTTGAACTGATGCTCCACCGGAGGCATCGGTTTGCGCGTTTTCTCCCCGTTATTTCGGCTGTCGTCGTTCATGGTTCTTCCCAGCCTTCTCCGCTGAAGTTGCCTTGAATTGACCACGGGTTTCCTGACTCGACAGCCCCTTCAACTAGGCGCAATCTGCGGTCGTTCCTGAAGGAGGCACTCATGATAAAGTTGACCAAGTCCAACGGAGATTCGTTTGAGATTGATGGGGCGACCGTTCTGCGCATCAGGAAGACCGTGGCGGATTGGGACAACGACCTCGGCAATACTCTCGTGAATGCGAGCCAAGACTTTGTCGTTGTGGAGGAAGCATCTGCGGTGGCAGCGTCGGTTAAGACCGAACTGGCAACGCTTCACTCGTTTACCCAACCTGCTGGTTCCCCGGTTTGGGTCGACGCTCATTCAGCCGCGGGGCCTATGCCAATCGCTCCCAACCGGGACGGAATAAACTCTGCGTTCGATGTGGGCGGCAAGCGTCAATACGTCCGCGAAACTCACCAACAGGTCAGAGACATTATTCAAGCTGCCAACGGTAAAGTGCAACCCATTCCAGACGAGACCTTTTGGACTCAATCGGTGGAAACCATTAAGGAATTCTTGGGCGGCATAGAGGATTGGGATCCCGACCGCGGTGTTGAAAGTCCCAGCGAGCCTCAAGTCTAGACACTGTTACCCTCGCCTGGCGGTCGGGCGCCTACTTCGCACGAACCTTGAGCCGTACAGTCTGGTCGTATGTCCTGCCGCCTTCGGTCACCACACGGTTGACCAGGCTGTAATTCGTGCCTGCGGTGCCGGCGGAGAGCCATATCGTTGTTGCTGTGATCGTGGCGCTGTCGCTGTCGATCGTGAGGCCGTCGCCCTCGTCGACTGTCCATGTGGAGCTTGTGATGGTGTCGGACGCCCCAAGGAGAGCGGACCAGTCGAGGCTGTAGTCTTTCACCTCGTCCGGGTCTTTGATGGCAGGCCACGTCAGCGCCATGTCGAATCCTCTTTACGCTGCCGCGCGCCGGGTTTCGGCTCGGGCTGCTGCTGTCCTGACTTCTGCCTTGACTGCGACCGTGCGGATCTCTGCCGCCACTGCCGCCGTCCTGTTTTCTGCGGGTACGCTGGCCGTTCTCTCCTGGGGGCTTGAGACCAGCAGCGGGACGGCGCGGCCTGTGACGGTGTCTCCTGCCTCTGCAATGGAGGCAGTGCCCTTGATCGATGGACCGGCAATCGTCGAGAGGGTGTCGCCCTCTTCTGTTACACTGGCGCTTGCATCGAGGCTGAGAGCGGCCGCGCTTGCGAGCGTGTCGCCTGCCTCGGTTATCGCAGCCGAGCCTGTGCGGGAGGCTGATCCTATTGTGCCGGTCGCCGCTATCGTATCGGCGCTTTGGAGCAGAGAGGCGGCCGCAGCGACGTTTACCTTTGCGGACGCCGAGACACTGTCCGCCCCGTGAGTCGCAGCCAGCAAGGCTCGTAGAGCGATTGTCGCTGTCGCGTCTACTGTATCTGAGGCTTCCGTTACCGAAAGCACCCCGGCTATGCCAGAGACGACGGAGCCGGAGGCCGTCAGCGTATCCCCTTCCTCAGAGAGGGACGCCGCCGAGGCGATGCGAAGGGCCGATGTTCCGGCTACCGCATCCCCTGCTTGTGTGATCGAGGCCGTGCCAGATATTGCGCCGGCTGCCGCTTCCTTGATCTCCAGCCCGAAGCCGATCGAGTCGGTCGCCGCGCTCACCCATGAGAGCGAGGTGCTCGCCGAGCTGTCGTTATAGCTTGGGACCATACGCAGGTTCGTCGCGACTTCGCTGTCGAAGAGCTCCGTGAACCCGGTCGGCGAGGTCCATGCGGCGCCAGCATTGCCAATGCCGAAGGCCATTACGCGCGAGCCGGAGCTATAAGCGCTCATTGTGATGGAGGGATCACCGGCCGCGTTCGTGCCCGCCTGATAGTTTGAAAAGTCGGTACCGGCGTCGATCAATTCTATGACGCCGACCGCTGTTTGCGTGCCGCCCGTCGTGACGGTCACCGTCGTGGCCGATGGGCTAGCGCTGGCGACCTGATAGAACAACCGGCCGGTGACGTTACCTGCGTCGTTGCCTGTCCCGAGCGCCGTCCAGGTGCCTCCCAGGCTGTCCGATATGGTCGGGATGGTGGCCGATGAACCGCGACCTGCACAGAAGGCGATTAGCAGGGCATTTGCAGTCGGCGTAAAACTGGCCGTGGTGACCGATGCTGCCGTTGCGCCTATCTGCGGCGTGGCAAGTGCCGG